CTGTAATAAAAATATAACTTTTGGGGCTGGCTATATGCTGGCCCCATTAGTGTATCTGAAGGAAACATAATGGCTCTTACATTTCTTACATTAAGCAATAGTGTTATTACACGTATGAATGAAGTAGAGCTTACCTCTGCTAATTTTACTAATGCTAGAGGTGTGCAAATTCAATGTAAAAATGCAGTCAACGAAGCTATCCGTTATATTAATCAACGAGAGTTTGGTTATTCTTTTAATCACTCTACTAACTCTACTGCTGTAGTAGCAGGACAAAGCCGTTATGCTGTTCCTACAAGCACCAAATCTATTGATTATAGTACAGCAAGAATTAAAAAAGACTCTGACTTAAATGTGGCAGGTAATAGTCTTACAACGCTGAATTATAATGAGTATATTCAAAACGGACTTGCTGACCAAGAAGATGATGTTGTTGCTACAACATTAAATGGTTCTCATTCTAATAGTGTAACTACTCTAACTCTTACCTCTACTACAGGACTTGATGCTGCTGGCACAGTCCATATTGGCAATGAGCAAATTACTTACACTGCAGTATCAGGCAATGACATTACAGGTTGTACACGTGGTGCTAACAGTACTACTGCTGCTGCATACTCTAGTGGTGTTGCAGTTACACAGTTTGAACAGGGTGGAGTACCTAAGAGTATTGTAAGGACACCTGATAATAATTACTTACTGCATCCTTACCCTGATAAAGCTTACACAATAGCTTTTGATTTCTTTACGTTTCCTTCTGATTTATCTGCACATGGAGATACTACAAGTATCCCAGAACGTTTTGCACCTATCATAGTAGATGGTGCTACTGCTTATGTTTATCAATACCGTGGTGAATTAAACCAGTACCAATTAAACTTTGAACGATTTGAACAAGGTATTAAGAACATGCAGAGTCTTCTTATTAATAAGTTTGAGTATGTTAGATCAACCGTTGTCCTAAGACCACGGGGTTCTATTAGCTTTATGTCTGGGGTTATTAGTTAATGCCTGATAGTTCACAAGTACAACCTGTTGCATTTAACTGTGAGGGTGGTTTAGTTTTAAACCGTTCTAACTTTGTTATGCAGCCGGGAGAAGCATTAGAACTAGAGAACTTTGAACCTGACATTCAAGGTGGGTACAGACGTATAAACGGGTTTCGCAAGTTTGTTAATCAAGTAATTCCTTTTACAGCTTCTAGTTCTGAGACTACTTTATTAGTAGCTAATTTTGCAAACAAAGTAGTAGCAGCTAGGGGTGAAAAGATATTCTCTGCAACCTCTGCTGAGTTAGCTCTTTCTATTGCTTCAGGTACAGGCATGACAGGCTCTGGTACTGTTAGTGTAGGTTCTACTGTAGGGTTTTCTTCTAGTGGTACGTTACAGATTAACTCAGAGTTATTTACTTATACAGGTATTAATTCTACTACGTTTACTGGTGTAACTAGGGCTACCTCTAGTACTACTGCAGCAGCACATTCTAAGGCAGATGTAGTATCAGAGAGTTGGACAGTAAGAGATACAGGCAGAACTAACGCTGCTAAGTATCACTTTGAACGCTTTAACTTTGATGGTAATGAAAAGATTATTTGTGTAGATCAAACTAATGCCCCTGTAGTATTTAATGCTGCTATGGCTGCTACAGATGTTAGTGAGAGTAGCGTAGCAGGTGCTACTGTTGTAGCTGCATACAGAAATCATATGTTCTATGCTGGTAAGTCTACCATACCACAAGAGATAATTTTCAGTGAGCCTTTTAATGAAGATGGTTTTAGTAGTGGTGGTGGTGCTGGTAGCATTAAAGTTGATGATACAGTAGTTGCACTAAAAGTCTTTCGTGACAGTTTGTTTATCTTTTGTGAGAATAGAATATTTAAACTTACAGGATCAACACTTAGTGACTTTGCAGTACAGCCAGTAACAAGAAACATTGGTTGTATTAATAGCTTTACCGTACAAGAATTTGCAGGTGACTTGATCTTCCTTGGTCCTGACGGACTACGTACTGTTGCTGCGACTGCACGTATTGGTGACACAGAGCTTGGTACAATTAGTAAGAACATTCAGTCTTTGTTTGATGAGAACATTAAAGACGCTGGGGCATTTGACAGTATAGTTATACCAGACAAAACACAGTATAGAATATTCTTTAATAAAGAAGGTCAGTCAGCAAGACTATCTAAAGGTGCTATCTGTGTACTAAAGAAAGAGGCGTTTGAGTTTTCTGAGACACTTGGTATGCAGACTGCTTGTACTGATACACACGTAGAAACAGGTGATGTAATTGTACTTCATGGTGATACTCTAGGATTTATACAACGGCAGGAAGTTGGCAATACTTTTGATGGTGTAACTATCTCAGGCAAGTATAGAAGCCCTGACATGAGCTTTGGTGATAATGGTATTCGTAAGCACATGCAACGGGTTATTATTAACTACAAACCAGAAGGCACTATTGATGCTGACTTGATTGTACGTTATGACAATGAAGATAAAGACTCTGCTAGACCTGCTGTGTACCCGTTTGACACTACATCATTAGCTGCTACATACGGTGATGCTGTTTATAGTACTACTTCTAGTGCATCACAATTTGTTTACGGTGGTCCTTCACAACCACTTGTACGACAGCCAGTAGAAGGTTCAGGATTTTCTGTAGCACTAAGAGTAGAAGATGGTGGTACAACTAATCCGTACTCCCTCAAAGGGTTTCAGTTAGAATATCAATTAGGAGCAAGACGTTAGATGGGTGCTACATACACAAGACAGTCAACGTATAATGATGGGGATACCATTACAGCAGATCATACTAATGATGAGTTTGATCAGCTTTTAGCAGCCTTTGCAGCAAGTACAGGTCACACACATGACGGTACTGCAGGTGAAGGTGGGCCAATCACTAAGCTGGCTACTACTTCTATTACTATTGGTGACGGTACTTCAGGTACAGACATTTCAGTAAACTTTGATGGTGAAAGTAATGATGGTCTTTTTAAGTGGATGGAGGATGAGGATTACTTTGAGTTTTCTGATGATCTACTTATTGCGTCAACAGAGAAGATTCAGTTTCGTGATACTGCTATCTATCTTAATTCTAGTACTGACGGTCAGCTTGACATTGTAGCAGACACAGAGATACAGATTGCAGCAACTACTATTGACATGAATGGTAATGTTGATATATCTGGTACATTAACTGTTGCAGGTGCTTTGGACTTTGGTGATGCTGCACTTTCTAATGTTGGTGCATTACAACTAGATAGTATTGCAGGTGATGCTGATACAAATACAAGTATTACTTTTAGTGGTTCTGATGTTATTACAGTTGCAACAGGTGGGACTACTGCCTTTACTGTAAATGCTTCTCAATTAGTTACTGCTAGTGGTGGTGTTACTTCTACAGCGGCAGCTAACACTTTAGGTGCTACATCCTTTAATGATGCTAATATTACTAACGTAGGTAACATTGCATTAGACAGCATTACAGCAGATGGAAGCACTATTACTATAACAGGTAATACTACCTTTGCAGATGGGGCATTTAATTTTGATGTAGCATCCCATGACGGTTCAAATGGACTTAAACTTGGAGGTACGTTAGTTACTTCAACTGCAGCAGAACTTAATATCCTAGATGGTGTTACATCTACTGCAGCAGAGCTAAACATTCTTGATGTAAGTAATAGTACAATAGGTGATTTAACAGAGATAAGTACTGCAGCTAATGATGATGTAATCATAGCCCTTGATACTTCAGGTGGTGGAATTAAAAAAATTACTAGGAGTACCTTTCTTGCTGGCTCTGGTTCAAGCTCAGATATAGCTAATGTTGTAGAAGATACCAGCCCACAGTTAGGTGGCAACCTAGACCTTAACGGGGCTGACATTGTTACAACTTCTAATGCTTCACTAGACCTAGCACCTAACGGTACAGGTACGGTAGTTGTACGGGGTAACACTAACTCAGGTGCTATTACCTATAACTGTGAGAGCAACAGCCACGGTCAAAAAATTCAAGCACAACCTCACTCAGCAAGTGCTACAAACACTATGTTATTACCAGAAGGTGCTAACTCAACCTTAGTATCACGTGTGTCTGTAGATACACTAACAAACAAAACACTCACTACCCCTATAGCAAATGCAGGGGTGCAGCTAAAGAACGGTTCTACATCAGCAGGGTTCCTTGAGTTCTTTGAAGATTCAGACAATGGATCAAACAAAGTAACTTTAATTGGCCCTGCCTCAACTGCAGATATTACCTTGACATTGCCAGCTACTGCTGGTACAATTGCAACGACATTAACTGCAGCAGATGAGGCCACAGCTTTAGCTATTGCCCTTGGATAAGGAATAAATAAATGGCAAATACCTTTAAGACAATTTCACACGATGTAATGCCAGCTAGTTCTGGTACACCTGAAGCACTCTACACTGTACAGTCAGGTAGTACAATTATTGTACTTGGGTTGACCCTTGCCAATGTTCACACTGCACAGGTTACTGCAACAGCACAGCTAGTTAGTACAACTACTCAGACTAGCCAAACCCAGAACACAACAGCCAACTTAGTTAAAGATGCAGCAATCCCAGTAGGGTCATCCCTCAGTGTGATTGACGGTAAGCTAGTACTAAATGTTGGAGATGTAATTAAGATTGATTGTTCAGTTGCAGATAAAGTCTCAGTCCTAATGAGTTATATGGAGATCACCTAATGGCAGGTTATATTGGTTCTAAGGCAGTAATCACTTCAGGTGTTAGTGCTTCTATTGACGAGCTTAACATCATTGATGGGGTTACAGCTACAACTGCTGAACTCAATATACTTGACGGTGTAACTTCAACTGCGGCTGAGTTAAACATCTTAGACGGTGTAACCTCAACTGCTGCAGAGTTAAACATTCTTGATGGTGTAACGGCTACTGCAACTGAGCTTAATTTAATTGACGGGGTAACAGCTACTACTGCAGAGTTAAACATTCTTGACGGTGTAACCGCAACTGCAGCAGAGATTAACTTAATTGACGGTGGCACAGCTAGAGGTACAACGGTTATTGTAGATGCCGATGGTGTGCTTGTTAATGATGCTGGTACAATGCGTATGACCACTATGGCTACTTTAGCTACCTACATGGGTACTAAAGGTCTTGGCTCTGCGTATACTAGGGCTACTTCAGCACCTAGTTCTCCTAATGCTGGGGACTGGTTTTTTCATACAACTTTTAATAGTTTGTATATTTATGATGCTACAGATGGCTGGGTCACTGATTCAGCTAGAGATTTTGGGTCTGGCCGACTGATGGCTGCTAATACTTTTAGTATATTAGTTAATGCTTCTGGTAGTGCGGTACGTGTTAGATTTGAACCAGATGCAAGTTTTTCTGATGCACTCTACCGTTCATCACCTGTTAGCCATACGTACACAGACAATACTG